AACTACAGGCGCGGATCCAAGATCAAGCGCCAAAACCTCAACAAGGGACGCCCCATGAGGGGCGGATGGCGATTCTAGAACGCCAATGGGGTGCAACAGCCCGCTGACAGCCTACAAAGCACAGGGCGGAAAAATCGTATTCAAGCAAAAGGAGGGATACTACGATCTACCCCTCCAGCTCGCGTGCGGCCGATGCCGGGGATGCCGACTACGCCGCACGCGAGACTGGGCAATACGAGCACTCCATGAAGCACAAATGCACGACAAAAACTGCTTCCTCACGCTCACCTACAACGAAACACACCTGCCAGAAAACCACGGACTCAACGTCAAACACTGGCAAGACTTCGCGAAACGCATCAGAAAAAAAAGAGGACCCTTCCGGTTCCTCCACTGCGGCGAATACGGAGAACAAAAACTCCGGCCGCACTACCACGCCTGCGTGTTCGGACACAACTGGGACGACGACCGAATACCAACACGCAGTCAGAACGGTCACCCGTACTGGATCTCCGCGGAACTCACCCAGGCATGGCCATGGGGATTCCACACAATCGGAGAACTCTGCTTCGACACCGCTGCATACGTAGCAAGCTACTGCTTCAAGCAGCTCAGTGGAGACCTGGTCGACAAGCGAAATGAAAGACTAGACCCAGAAACAGGAGAAACGTGGCAGGTAAAACCAGAATACGCAACAATGAGCAGACGTCCGGGGCTAGGCCGGACTTGGTTCGACAAATACGCATCGGATCTATACCCACACGACTTCGCGGTGGTCAACGGCCAAAAATTCAGGCCACCGAAATACTACGACCAACAACTACAAAAAATCAACCCACAGCTGTGGGAAAAAATCGCAACAAAAAGACAACAACACATCAGAGAAAAACCACAAGAACTAACACCAGAAAGAATGCAAGTGAAAGAGCAAATAATACAAGCAAAATGGCAAGCAAAAAATACAAAAAAACTAGCTTAACAGGAGAACACAAAAACATGGAGATAGGCCTCTACACAATCTTCGACAGTAAAGCAGGAGCATACCTGCCACCGTTCACATCGCAAAACGACGCTACCGCACTCAGACAATTCGAAACAGCCATCTCCCAATCAGACCACGACTTCAACCGACACGCAGAAGACTACAGCCTATGGACCGTCGCAACATTCGACCAAAAAACAGCCGAAATCACAACACTAAAGCACCTCTGCGTCGGCCAAGCACATGAAATCCTCGCAAACCTAGAAAGGGTCACAACATGAAACAGCAATACCAGACAGGCCGAAAAGGCTACACAGAAAACAGAGGCAGCCAAACCCGCTTCGCAACAATACCGAAGGTCCAAACACCGCGATCAGTATTCGATCGCTCACACGGACTCAAAACAACCTTCGACGCCGGAAAACTCGTCCCAATCTTCGTGGACGAGGCACTACCCGGCGACACAATGAGCCTCCAAATGAGCACATTTGCAAGGCTCAACACACTGCTACACCCAATCCTCGACAACATGACGATGGAGGTATTCTTCTTCGCCGTCCCCTACCGACTGGTATGGGACAACTTCCAGAAATTCATGGGCGAACAAGACTCACCAGGAGACTCCACAGACTTCCTCGTCCCCCAGGTACAAGCAAACGTAACACTCGGCTGGCTCGAGCAATCACTAGGCGACTACATGGGCATTCCGACACAAGTCGGCGTGCTCAGATCCAACGCACTACACCTTCGCGCCTACAACCTAATCTACAACGAATGGTTCAGAGACGAAAACCTACAAAATCCAGCAAGCGTACAACATGACGACGGACCCGACGTACAAGACCAATACGTCGTCCGCAACAGAGGAAAAAGACACGACTACTTCACCAGCTGCCTACCCTTTCCACAGAAAGGCACCGCGGTAACACTACCGCTAGGAGTATCAGCACCCATCACCGCCATCGGAGACGAGATCCCAACCTGGGACATCGGCGGAGACATCCGCAACCTCGAAGGAATCGGCGGAAACACAAACACCAGATGGGGCCCCGGCAACGCATCAGACGCAGACGCCAAATGGGAAGACCCAAAACTAGAGGCAGACCTCACAGGAGCAACAGCAGCAACAATCAACCAAATCAGAGAAGCCTTCCAAATACAAAGACTCTTCGAACGGGACGCACGCGGAGGTACGAGATACACAGAAATCCTGCGCTCCCACTTCGGGGTACACAGCCCGGACGAAAGACTCCAACGCCCAGAATACCTAGGCGGAGGAAGTACAACAATCAACATACACACAATCGCTCAGACGAGCGAAACAGCAACAACACCGCTCGCAGAACTCGCCGGATACGCAACCGCCGCGGCAACCTTCCGCGGGTGGACAAAATCGTTCACCGAGCACTGCGTACTCATAGGAATGGTGAACGTAAGAGCAGACCTCAATTACCAACAGGGACAGAATCGCATGTGGGACAGACAAACCCGCTTCGACTACTACTGGCCCTCCCTCGCACACCTCGGAGAACAGGCAGTAATACAAAAAGAAATCTTCACAGACGGATCAATCAACGATGACATCGTCTTCGGCTTCCAAGAAAGATTCGCCGAATACAGATACAAGCCATCACAAATAACAGGACAACTCAGAAGCAACGCAGCAGCATCACTCGACACCTGGCACCTGGCGCTGGACTTCGCCACAGCACCACTACTCAATGGCACGTTCATCGACGACGCACCACCGGTAGACAGAGTCATCGCAGTACCATCGGAACCACACTTCCTCTTCGACTCCTTCTTCAACTACAAATGCGTTCGCCCCATGCCGACATACTCAATACCCGGCATGATCGACCACTTCTAATGGGCGGAATACTCGGACAAATATTCGGCGGAGCCGTGTCCGCAAAATCACTACAAGAAGACGCACAAAAGTTCCAAACAAACTTCTACAAACAACGCTACCAAAGACAAATGGAGGACATGAGAAAAGCAGGACTCAATCCAATACTCTCATATCAAACCGGAGTACCCGGAAGCGTAAGCTCAGGCATTGCAAGCCCCGGAGTCGGAGGCGGCGAAGGACTAACAACCGCCGCTAAAAAAGGAATCGAAGCCGCAGCTGGCTTCCAGCAAGCAAGACTCCTAGGCAACCAAGCAGACATCGCAGGAGCAACAGCAGTCAAAGCCAAAATACAAGCAGATTGGGACAGATCCAATCCAGAAAAAGTACAGCAACTCCGCGCCGCGGAGACCAGGCGAGGAACCGGAGGAAACCTCCTAGACCAACTCAAGGGAGGCGCCGTCCAAAGACTGCAACCAATAATCAACAGAATCATGGAATCAACAATACCAACAACACCAAAAAGCGCACAAGAACAATTCAAATACGACTACACAAAAGACAGACTAGAACAACAACAACGCAGACAAAAATCCGGACGCTACAAGTAACCAATGGCACAAAGAACCGGACACATTACACAAGAAACCAGAGGCGCAAGAAACAGACAACTACAAATCGACAACCTACGAAAAGAGATCACAAAAAAACGCAACGAAATCAAAAAACTAATCTACCTACTACAAACAATAATACCAACAGAAATAATAGAACCAAAAGAAAACCCAAACTCATGGGACAAACTAAAAAAAATGAGCAAAGAAGCACTCGGAAAACTCCAAAAAAACGGACCGGCCTTCATCAGACCTACACGACATCGCGTGCGCGTCACCGCCCCATCCGGGGGCGAATCAATGACACAGCAATCACTCAAAGACGAATGCGACATCAACATCATCGTCAAACGCCACGCACAAACCGGCAACATTAGTCACCTCAATCCAAAAGCACCGCTCTACATAGACTGCACCAAGGTCACAGACCTCCAAGGTGCAATCCTCCTACAAGAAGAAGCGCTAGACAACTTCGCAACACTCCCCTCTGCCGTCCGGAAAGCATGCAACAACGACCCCGTCGAATTCATGGACATGATCCACACCGTAGACGGAACAGAGGAGCTCGCCCAAGCGGGCCTAGAATTCGCACCCGAAACACCTCAGGGCGGCGAAGACGACCAGGCCAAGCTACCGCTGAAACACAAGGGCACTCCGCCGGAACCCCTCGAGCCAATCACCGAGAAACCGGCAGAGACCACACAACCCCCCGTCCCCCAAGGGGGGGAATAAGCCCGACTGACAAGAGCCCGGACGGGCAGTGTCAGTCAGACCAATTAATACAAGTCAATAATTGGAACGGGGCCAAAAGCCCCTAAAAAAGGAGCACGATGCCGAGACATCGACGTAAGCTTTCCCGCAGGAAAAGCAGCAAAAACTACAGGCGCGGATCCAAGATCAAGCGCCAAAACCTCAACAAGGGACGCCCCATGAGGGGCGGATGGCGATTCTAGAACGCCAATGGGGTGCAACAGCCCGCTGACAGCCTACAAAGCACAGGGCGGAAAAATCGTATTCAA